GTAGATGGCATTTTCGGCACGACGGCTATAGCCGTTAAACGTGTTTAACGCGACGAATACATTTTGGTTTTCCTCTTTTAGTCCTTCTACCAAGTCCAACAAATCGCTGAGTGTCTCTGCAAACCGATTGGTAATCTTCCCTTCTTTGTCGATACCTGCGGCACAGTAAACACCCTGCGACGGTAATGCTTTCTCGTAAAATTCTTTTATCATGACCGCTCACAGATAAAAAAGGCGGGGTGGCAGTCCCCCGCCAACACCAATGACTAACTACTCAGATCAAATCTGACCTCCAACCATATCCTCGATGTAGAGTTTGGCATCGATCATGTTGGGGGCAGGAAGCCTACCTGACTCCATGTCTTTCTCCACAATGGTCATAAAGGCTTCAACAACCTTACGCTTCTCCTCACGGATACCTTGGCCACGGAACCACGCATAGACAGTCATGCGTGAGATCTTCAATGCTTTGGCCACGTATGTCGCGGGAAGATTAGCCTCGACACACAGCCTCCCAAGTTTCACTCCCAAACGAGTAGGATCTGCGTCCTTCAGGCCGAGCAGAAATTCGTAACTGTATGAACGAGGCATGACGGCTCCTTACTTCTTCGCCCACTTCTTGACGACTTCCGCTGCATCAGCGTTGACGACTTCGGGCTTCTTCGCGGCCTCACGCAACTTCGGCTCATCGCCAGACTGCGCGACTTCCGCTGCGTCACCTTCGTCTGCCTGATACACGGTCAACTTAATAGCAGCTTCAGCCGTAGCCGAGTCACGCTGCTTCAGGATGGCGTCGTAGTCTTCCTGCGGAACCGGAGCCACAGGCGAGAACAACAACTTCGGCACAGGCGACTTCGTGTCGAACTGCATCTTCGTAACCACACGACCTGCCGAGATATTGTTGTTAGCCAACATCTGAATGTACGGGCGGAACGGGAACTTGCCGCTGTCCTCCTTACCAAAGCAAGACGTAGCCGGAAGAACCAACTGCATCACATCGCCTGCCGGGTCATGCGGCAGAACAACAGCAGTACGCCACGACAAACGGCAAGCAGCGCCGCTACCGCCTTGGCCAGAACCCTTCACAGAGAACTGACACTTGTCGCAAGCAGAAGCCTGCGGAGTCTTAACGTCGGCATCCGGAGCCTTACCGTCAGACGACCAGCACGTAGGAGCAGACTTCTCGCCTTCCTTGTACGTGCCAGAGTAGTAGGTACGGGCAGCGTTGTGCGCCATCTTCACAAAGATCACGTTCATGTGGCGATCTTCGATCGTGCCTACTTCCTTGCCACCGGCCATCTTACGGAACACGCCGCCTTTGATGGAGATGCGCTTGGTACCGCCGTTAGCACCACCTGCGACTGCAAGAGTGTCAGCGTCCAACCCACCCTGAATCTGGGAGAGTTGATTCTTCAAATTAGCAATGATGTCGTTAGCCATATAGACCTCTATTTAATTACTTGCCAGTTGCTTTTCGTACAGACACGCCATACTCACGCATGACGTTCACACCCGGAGGAAGTCCATCTCCCTCGTTATCGTTCAGGAATTGTTTGAAATTACCCTGACTGATACGACGCTCTAACAGGTGCGGAGCTTCGTTGTCCAGAACAAACTTGTAAAAGTTATCCCAGTCCGTGCAGTAGTACTTTTCATTCAACTTCCGCATCACAGTACCATGACTAGTCTTGATGCTATCAGCGCTGACCGAGTTACAAATATCCAATAAAACAGACTCGATCTTCTTTGCCTCGTCCAACAGAATCTTGTCAGCCGTCTCGTACTGACGCAGGATGCTTTCTCGCTCCCTACGTATGTTCAGATACGCACTAACCAAATCTTCGGTATTCAACATATCGTCCATATCACACCTCGTCCAGTTCCTGTTTATACAAATCGACAATCTTTTGATGACTGTCTACCTTTCCTTGCAACATCGCATACATCTTTCTCTCAACATCCGAACCTTGCAGATGAACCACCGTCATCTTGTTTTTCTGTCCAACTCGCTCAATACGCCCGATGCACTGCAAGTAGGTCTCGACAGACATCACAGGCGACCAGAAAACAATCGTGTCAGCAGCAGTCAGTGTGATTCCGTGCGATGCAGACTGAGGCTGAATTACTAGCACTCTCGGATCAGTACTCGTCTGGAATTGATTGACGATTTCCGATCTATTCTGGGCACTGACAGAACCTTGTATGACGGCGACTGACTCTCCTTGCTTTCTCAAATACTCCACAACAATGTCGATGGTGTGGATGTATGGAACGAATACTACTACTTTGTTTGACGTTTCATCAAGTGTTTCTTGCAGGGCATTTAGCCGAGGCGAAACATCAAACTCCACCACATCTCGCTTGTCGGTGTAAACAGCCCCGCCTGAAATTTGTAACAGTTTATTTAGGGCAGCCGCTGCGTTGACTGCGCTGATCTGCTCCCCCGCTGCCTCGATAAGAAGTTGTTGCTTCAGTGACTTGTAGTACTGTGCTACTTGAGTAGTCAACGGTATGTCTCTTGTCTGGTACACCAAGTCGGGCAGATCAAGACAGTCCTTCTTGCAGTATCTAATTGCAGGTTGCAGTGCCTTATAGACCTCGACCTGTGCCGTTGGCTTTGGCATCCACTTGAACCGTGTCACGGGATACATCACTCGGTCACGCCATGCCATCGTGAACTTCGGAACCCGGTACGGTGAGATCAACTTTGCGATCCCGAACGCATCGACGGGAGACTGCGATGCCGGTGTGCCTGTCATCATCCATAGCCACGTGTGCGGCTGAACTAGTTTGGCAAGCGTCTTCCACCGCCGTGTCGATGTCGTCTTGTATGCGTTGGCTTCGTCCACGATGATCAGATCGTAGTTAGCCTCAAGCAATTCTTTGAACACAACGAACGTGCCGTCGTAGTTGATGATCGTGAAGTCAGCCTCTTCGTCAATCAGGTTCTTTCGCTTCGTAGCCGAGCCGTGTGCGATAGCGCAGCGACGGTGCATTGCTGTCTTAAAGATGTCTGCCTGCCACGCTGAATACATAATCGACAACGGACAGATCACAAGCACCTTCTTGATCACGCCGATGTTCATCAAATAGTCAGCAGCCCAGATCGCCGCAGATGTCTTGCCTGTGCCTGCCTCGTTGAAGCAGAACGCTCGTGGCCTTACCGAGAGAAACGACGCCGTATCTTTCTGATGTTCAAACGGTGTGTGGAATCCCGGCCAGTTGTAGTCACGCAGGATCGGTGAGGGAATCTTTGGCAGCGACGGATCAGGTTGTTCAACGTCAATGATCGACGCCAACTTCATCGCTTCCTCTTGTCCCCAGTACACCAACACTTCTTTACTTTCTTCGCCTGACTTCAGAATCTCGCACTTCTCAATGCGCGAATAGGCTTCATCCGCTAGTTGCGGATTCACCTGAAACTGAAGTGCTGTGTTCTCTATTACTTGCATTATATAAACCTAACTATACACCACTGGTGAATTAAAAAGCCCGTAACGTGGGCCAATCGTCTGAAGCATGGGAGAAAGTGTAAGACCATCTTCAGATGACGCAGTTAATGTGTTGGGTGGACTAAACCCTGTGGGAGAGGTATGAAATCCCACGCCGTCGTAGTCACTTGCGCCTTGACTGAACGGTATTCAATTTATAAGGACTCCCGTACAAGCAGTCAAGCCCCTATTTCATCGACCCATCCGACTTTCTACGGAACGAGCGGTTCTTGCTAGGCGGCTCCAACCGTGTGCCAGTCTTGTTACTGCCGCCCTTCGACAAGGCTTTCACATGGGCAACGTCCTTGCCCTTTCTGCTAATACCTTTCTTGTCGTAGGAACGACGCGCCCGTTGGCGCTCCATGCGGTTCTCGTGTTCGCCACGCTCAACCTGCTGCTCGTATTCCTTCTTGTACGGCCTTGCCTTGTTCACGTACGGCATCTATCTGCCTCCATAAAATTTGCACGATTCAACTGGGCAATGCTTGCGGCACAGCCCGGTCGGGTTAGGCGGCCATACTGCGTTGTCGAACGCAATACTCAACCTGCCTAGTTCTACTTCAAAGACCTTCCACATTCCCTCAATGTCATCCCTGACATACTCTTCCGTAATGAAGATGTTGTGCAAGAGAAACATTAGCCCAGACTTTATATTCTGTACCGCTGGAAAATGTGCAAAGACCATCAATCCCATCAACTTCAACTGGTTCGGGTCGGCATAGGTCGGCTTGCCTGTCTTGTAATCGACGATGTAGGCGGTGTCCCCGTCTACGATCAGCAAGTCGGCTATGCCCCGTACCCAGTAATCCTCCCCGCCAAACTCACACGGCTCCTTGGCTGCATTCAGTGCCATCTCGTGTTCGCAATACTTGGTTCCCGGTATCTCAAGGAGCGGGTCAACCATCTTGCTAAACGGCTCATAGAACTTCGGCAGCGCAACGCCGTCCCTCACATAATCTTCTAGTGCCTTGTGAACCTCTTTACCGTACCGGGCATCGTCACCCTCTCGGGATATGAAGTTCTTGGCGACACGAATCTCATAGTACTGCTTCGGACAAGTCTTGTACTGTTTGAGACTGCTGTAACTCCACTTGACCATTAACAATCCCCATAGGACTCTCCGTATTTAGCTTCACAAGCGACGGGTAGTCCGGTTGCCCAATCTGGTGGAGTAGACATTACTTTAGTTATGAACGCAAGTGCTTCATCTATCTCAGGTTTTGGAACCACAATTACGGCAGCGTCATGCACCGTCAGCACCGGACGGTATTTTTCCCGGATCTTTAACATCTGTTCCCCGACGATGATCCGGGCGAGTGCCTGCACCACGTTCTCCACGACAGCCCCGCCCCATATCGTGACCTTGCCCTTGCGAGAATCGTACGTAGCCTTATTGTCTTCGTATCGTAGGTTGGGGTAATTAATCTTTAGACCATTCGGCAGGAATATGCCTTTGTTAGACGCACGTACGACTGCGTGTTCCCCAAGCATGTATCCGTACCTTTCACCCTCCAACACGATCATGTCCTTCAAAGCCTGATCACATTCACGCCACAACTCGACGATCCTGTAGTTAGATTCTCGGTACAGATCGACAATCGCTTTGCACTGCTTCTCAGTCAGATCAGCACCGGGCGGTTGCGTCTTCAGTGTGTGCTGCAACTTGGCCGCACCTGTGCCGTAGCCCAACCCCAAGATACAAGTCTTGCCGACAAATCGTTCGACCGGATCAGCCTTGCTGATGTGCCGCTTGTAAATCTTCGATGCAAAGATCGAATACACATCCTCGCCCTTGCGGAACTGACTCGTTACGTCAGACTGTCCTGCCAACCATGCAAGTACACGGGCTTCTATTTGCGACGAGTCGCAGTTGATAATGAAATGACCCGGCGGAGCGACCACCGAATTCTTGAGTGCCTTCTTTTTCTTGTCTCGTGAAGGAAGGTTTTGTAGGTTGACGGAGTCCATGCCCGACCAACGGCCTGTGTGAGCGCCGTAATACTTGAGCGGGATAGGTAGCCGACCGCGATTCCTAGCACCAATATGTATAAAGCGTTCAATTCTTGACTCCTCTAGTGTTGATTTAGTCCCAAGTCTGACTGCACACAACTGCTGCACAAACGGATCTTCATGCTCCGTCAACGCGATGAATCCCGTATCATTCTTAGCAAGTGCGAATGTTTCCTTGCCAGTCGCAGGGCTAATCTTCATCGGCACAGAAATGTTCAGACCTTGCAAGATGGCAGCAAACTGTGGGTTGCTTGCCAACTTCTTTCTCACATCTTCCTCAGTCTCACACTTCAACTGTTCTTTCAGTTCGGACAGGATGGTGTGCTTCTCTTTCTTGACTTCTTCAAGTCGTGTGACGAGTAACGCATCGTCCACCATCAAGACCGGCTCCGTGTACATACGGAGCGTCATGTCGATCAAGTCTAGTTCTGGTTCCGGAAACGTAACAACCAACCTACTAAAAAGATCATAGGTAAGATCAACATCGTTGCAGCAATAACCAGCATACTTATCAAGATCTCCAGAACTAAAATCCAACCTCTTTTTACCCAGTGCATTGATTACCTCCGTTCCTTTCTCCCCCAAGTTATATCGTTTTGCAAGCGCAGCGAGGGAGCCACCCGCATCTACGCCGTGAGTTGCTCTTGCCATGCAGAGCGTGTCGAACAGATACGCAGGCTTGATGTCGAACACCCACGACAGGATTGCCCCATCAAACTGAGTGTTGTGACACAGGAGCGCAGACGTATTCCAGTCCACTTGGTTTAGCCAAGCCTTGATCTCTTCGTGAGTACCGCTGAACCACTCGGTCTCGTTGTTGTCGATCTTCATAGCCACGCCGATAACTTCAAACCTCGGGTCGCGGATGTACTCCTCGGTCGTCAGTTTGGTTAGGCTATAGTCCTTGGCGTAATACGTTTCAAAGTCGAGCGTTATGAAACTCATGACGCCCTCGCAACAATAAGTTTCCAACCTTTTCCGGTCTCAACAAATCCTGCCGCTGCCAATGCCTCAACTGATCGGCAACCACCAAACTTGTATCGATGTGAATGAAACGCGCCTGCCGTAGCAAACTTGCGCTTACACTCAGTACACCTTCTTTCTTGCTTTACGACGCTCACTTTTCAACCTCTCTATTTCAGTCCGTAGATACTTAATCTCGTGGTGACACTGCCACAGCACACTACCCACCGTCAAAAACTTCATCTCAGTTGTGGTAGATGCGTCATTGATCTCGTTGGGTAACGCACGTATCAAGTCCAATATATCGTCCTCAATCTCCACTTTTCTTTCTCCTCTTACGCATCGCTTTCCGTGTTAAATCCCAGTGCAGTATCCGATGACAGTTGGAGCAGAGCGGTATGCACTTCTCTTCTGCCTCTTTGATTGCCTCGGCTATGTTTCTCTGTCTCACAGCCAAATAATTGACAGATCGCTTACCTTCTTTGATCACATGATGAAAGTCAATGATTGCCGGATGTTTTTTTCGGCAATGACTACATCGCTGCTTCGACTTGTATGCGACCCACTCTGTTCTGTTTTTATCTCTACCCTTCCTCGCTCTCTTAATAACCTCTTGTCTGTTACCTTCGTACCACTTCCGTGCGTACACCTTTTGTTTGGCCTTACGTACGGCCTCGTCCTTGAACGGCATCGAACCCCCTACAACCTCTTACGCCAGTACAACGCTCTTGCGAACGAGTACAGAATCTTGGGGGTGTAGAGTCTGAAGCCGCACGAGATCAGGTTGTTGGCACTCGGTATATTGTCGGTGGTATCCGACACAGCCCATCTATACCCATGCCTCCTAGCCCACTGAACTCGTATCCGGATCATCTGCCGCTGAATGCCGTACCCCCTGTAAGCACTCAGCACACCGCAGCGTCCTAAATAAATCCCATCCTCCATCTGCTGTGATGGCGACAAGCAACTAAATCCAACCGGGGCAGTCTTGTGGTACGCCATCCACCACACCCCATCTTCCGGGAAATAAAGATCATCTGCCGGAAGACAAGCCTTTTGCAGTACCTTCAACTGCCGCTTGATCCCCAGATCTGAAGCATCTACTTGGCCGTAAGTAATCTTCATACGGCACAATTTTACCTGATGTTTTTACCCCTCTGATACTCCAGTTCATTCATCAAAGTAAGCAGTTCTAATGAAATCACTGTAGCCTCGTCGGATAGCCCCGCCCTGCGAATGTTCTGTAAGGCTCGGTCTACTTGACTCTGCTGAGTTTGGCCGTACCCCCAAGGTGCAGCCTTCATTTCGTCTTTCCACGCGCCGGGCGGTGATTGATTGTCTATAGTCACGGCTCCGACGCTCGGCTTTAATTCTGTCGTCATATTGTTTTATCCCTCGATAAACCGCACCTGCCATGTGGTATTGCTTGATACCCCATAGCTCCACTAGGTCTTTGTATTTCACGCGCTCGTCTAATTCTCGTGCCTTACGTTTGCGTTCCAACAAAAACTTGTACTGCTCAAACGAAAGTGCCACGTTATATCTAGTTGGCTTTTTGTCATTTGTTTCCATGTCACATCTCTTTGGCTACCGCCAACCATTCGTCGCCGTACTCCACATCGCCCCAATCTTCGAACCACGGGCCACCTCTAGTGAAGTGGACAGCCACGGGATTTGGGCAGACGTTCTTCGTATGCCACCCTTCCAAGTAGTTGTAGGCAATCGGCAACTCACCGATGTTCTCTTCTAGCGTCCACCGGAATTGATGCAAGTACATCCCAGTCCCGACGTTCACGCCCGTCAGAGTCAAGTTTTGCTTTACGTCCGGATGCTCACAGTTCAGCAGCATCAGGCTCGACCAATTCTTCTTTGGATACTTGTGCTGTGCATGGCCGTCCATCTTCGTCGTTTCTTTCGGCTTGTACTTGTGCTTCACGCACAGTACCGAATACTTCGGGTCGGCGTAGTCCATGACTCCCGCCACATCTCCTCGCCAGAGAAAGTCACAATCCATGAACAACGCCCACCCTTTGTATCCAACTAGATACGGTGTCAGGAAACGAGTGAACGAAAACTCGGTAGAAGATAGAGGGTCATGTTCCCGCCAGTACCAATGCTGTTCTCGTAACTCGTCTTGCTTGATCGGTTGGATGTCGAGCGGTACAGATGTATATCGGAGCAATGATTCCTTGCACACCTGATACGCAATGTCTTCACGACTGTCCCAACCAATAAAAATCTTCACGCACCACACTCCTTCTTCGTCTTGTCTCGCACCAACACCAATAACTTACAGATCACATGGCTCTCAGTCTTCTGCTCCCCTGCCTTATGCAAGAGATCAAACTGGTGAGCCAAGTTCTCGATCATGTCCCAGTCGATATACTCCAACTCTAGGTTGTCACCAATCGTCGCCCAGACTTTTTCCTGCGGCGGGATCGGGATCATGTTCTCGGGTTTAACGTCCAAATAAGACACATCGTCATCAGAATGTTCCATCGTAGTCACGCTTGATCTCCTCAATTAGTTCCTTAACCTGTTTGTCCCACGGAGCAACCACGCTGTCACGGGGAAATAGTTTTACTTCCGGATAGAACAGACTATTACGCCCGATCTTGTGGTTCCAATACCAAAGTTTGTTGGCGTCAAGTACGTATGTAGGTTTGCCCATCGCCCCTGCAATATGCACGTTAGCGTTACTGACAGACACCACCACATCGCACTGCGCCATCACTGCGGCTACGCCTTCCAAGTCAAAGAAGTTGCCGACCGTCGTCTGCCAAATTTTCTTGCCAGTCTTTTCTTCAAACGGCTCGATGTCGTGATCGGGTTTGCCGTACTGAAGATTGACGATCTTGGCATTCGGGATGTCCCACAGCCCGACCAACTCTTCCAACTTGATACTCTTGTGCTTGTCTATACGAGGTGCAGTGCTTGCCCACGACAGCCCAATAACAAAGTCCTTGTCAGGGAAACCCAGTTCTTGCTGTATCTGTTCAATACGCTTCGGGTCAGGCTCGATGTATCGAGGAGCAGCAAATATCCCTATGTCCTCTCTCGACTTAATGAAATATCTACCGATACTGCCAAGCGGTATCTGCGAGTCGTACTCAGAATTGTTCACCTTGGCGCTGTGCGGAATAAAAGTAATGTGCCGATTCGCTCGTTGCAGCAAACCAATCAACCGCACATCAATCATCACCGTGACTTTCTCAGTCTGACTCTTCAGTGCATCAATTAAACTTCCATACAACAACTGATCGCCAATACCCTGCTCACACCATACAAGCACAGACTTGTAGCCTTTACCCGGCTCCCACTTCGGGAGTTTGGTCTTGAGCGGAGGAGATGCGAACGACGTACTGTTCCAACGCTCGTCATACAACTCCCACCCACGCTTGAAGTCACCGAACTGCATCGCCATCAAACCCATCGTCCACTTGGCATCCGCAGCCTCATGGTCGTGGTGTAATGCTTTCTCAAAGTCTGCCTTCGCCAAGTCCCAACGCTTCATCTCCCAGTGCGCTCGGCCACGCTGAATGTATGAAGCAATAATCAGCGGGTGCATATCGATGAGTTTATTAAATCCCGGTATGCACTCATCGAACTTGTCTTGATCCAACATCTCCAACGATTCCTTGAAGATGTCCTGTATTGATTTATTCACATCATTGCCCTCGGGCTACGTTTGCCACTTTCTGCACGGCGTAAGATTTTGGCTCGGCCATCTCTTGTCGTGCATAACATTGTTAGTTTGTGATAGTCCAGATCAAGCATATCGCAGATCCAACGCATCGAACCTACGCCTGCTCTCTTAGAATACAACCAGTTGATAGCGGGTGATTCACCCCTGTCGATACCTCTGATCGCTTCGTACATCACTGCTGCCCACAAACGACGGCAGCCTGCGTCATCTAATTTATCCCATTCATTCATGGTTAATCTCTCTCGTCGTTTATGTTTGCCAACAAGTCTTCCATGATCTTTCCAATGTTGGTTTCTTTACTAACATGAGCCTTCAGTTTGCCGATTGCTTTGAACTCTAACTGTCGTACGCGCTCTCGTGTAACGCCTAAATCTAAACCAATATCATCCAGAGACTTGACTTCACCGTTCAAACCAAACCTCTCGCTCAGCACCATTCTTTCTCTCGGAGTCAGTACCGCAGCCATAGCCTTGTTCAGTACGTTCTCCGTTTCTTCCTGTGCGATCTCACGAATCCCTGCATTGTCCCGCATATCTTCAAGACGGTCGTTCCAGAGTTCGCCACCGGCAAGTCCTACAAGTTCAGACTCGGTAACGTCTTTGGTTCCTGTCGATGTGGTCAGTACAAGTACTTTCTGACGTTCACTGAACAAATCGTTAGGCAACGCATACAACGCATCGCACAACTGCAACACACACTTTCTCCACTCGCCCTTCTGGTTAAGCGGAGATGCTTTCATGTTTATGAGATCGAACGTAGCGCCGATTGGTAAGTTCTTTTCTCTGCACATCTGAAGCACAGACGGATACCCCGCAGCCTCCATCGCTCGACGTATTCGTGCGTTCGATACCGATATCTTTACTCTGTAGTCGCTCACCAGTAGTCCCTCCCTCCACGCTTCGCTCCCCATGCAGGTGGCGGCACGTGTGCCCACTCACGCTTGCGAAAGTCCTCGCGTCTCTTGAAGAAATCTAATAGCCAACGGATCATGGTTCTACCTCCCATCGAATACCGTCTTTCTTTAACACGTTGTCAGAACGAGTTAATGATTCTGCCAATTCGTTAACATGACCCCTCTCACGGATGGCGGCGGCTACGTTGAACACATCCTCGTCCTCAATATCAAAATTACTTAGTAATACTTCTATACATTTCTCCCGCTCGGCTGCAACAGCAAGATCAACCTGTTCAACAATCAAATCAGCCTGCCAACCTGCAATCTCTGGGCATAGTTGTTTAACCCAATCTTTCATGTCGTCGCGGGTCATGCGTTCTTCCTCGCATCAATCTCACGCTGCAAGTACCACGCTGCTTTCTCCAAATCCTGAATCGGATCGGAGTCTTTCTTTCCCGCTCGGCTCACGTACTTCACGACGTTGCCCAGTCGGTAGTTCAAGTCTTTGGCTTCGATGAAGTCGATGGTCTCGATGCCACCGGCCTTGTAGTGCGGGGGGTGATTGACGAGATCGGCTTGATAATTCTCATACGCACGGTCGAACCAATCGTTTACAAGATCGTTCGTCTTTTCTACTTCCTTAATCTTGTCCAACTCATCCAACACCTTCTTCATCTCTGTTACTTCTTCGACGATCCTCGACTGCTTCTTCAGCCGCGCTTTTGTAAACACCTTGTCTACAAACGCAGAGTTCTTCTTCGCGTGCCACTTCACTTGATGCACGAGATTCGGAGTGACCTTTAATCGATCTGCGATTTCTCTCGCAGTCAACTCTGGATTCGACGCCAGAAGTGCAGTGATACGCTGAGTCTTGGTACGCTTTTTATTAGCCATGATTAAGTTCCTTTCTCAAGTTATCGATATTGGTTTCGTCAACGATTAGTGCTATGCCACCCGCTGCGCGAATGGCTTTCATGTGTGCGTGTTGTAGTGCCGTTGGTTTGCCTCCATTTGCCTTACACTCTATAGCATAGAACAAGCCGCCTTTACAAATCAAAAAATCGGGAACCCCTGAGTTACCGTAGCCTCCTGTAACTGGCATCGCATAGTACGCCCCCATATCCTCTAAGATCTTCTTAACCTTAGACTTAACCTTCGCCTCGGGTGTCATTGCTCTTGCTCTCCTTAACTATCGGTTCACCTCGGAGTGAAACCATGATTGAAGACGGTGTGACTACGCAGTAATAGTTTTCATTAACGCGCCAACCAAATCCGGGGCTTGGATAATCCTCCAAGTCTCTCGGCGGGAATGTCACCATGCCTTTGTATGCAGCCTGATTCTCAAAGTCTATGCCCTCGGCAGAAGTCCAACCCCTGTCACCACGCGCAGCGATGATAGCCAGACGTTCTCTGAAGAAGTCCGGTAACGTCTGATTGGTGTAGTAGTTGACCCTGCCGGGATCGATGAACAACTTGTATTCATTCCCATCGGTGTTACTTGTTACTTTGATAGGTACACGCCACGCATCTCTAACGATGTCCTGAAACGCATACAGTTCGTCGTGCAGTCCCACGGTCAAACCTCGATCAAGTATGCAGGACAGTCAGCCCAGTAAGCACGGACGACAGACCCTGCCGCAGGCCATACCGTCGTAGCCGAATAATCATTGACAGGTAGCAGGTCATTACTTCCCGTGTGAACTTTTAACATCATCAGCGATGGCATTAGTTGTGCCTTCAGATCCTCGGGCAGATTGTCGAGTGACTTGTGCCACGCTGCACCGTACATCTCAAAGTGTTCACGGTCGGAGTTCCTTTTGCTTGCACAGTAAGTCTCAACATCCCGCAACAAATCATCACGACTCACACGGCCAATGATGTAACCGTCAAGAATATTTTTGACGATGAGCCACTTGTCGCCAAGCACAAACGATCTCGCTTGTCTTGCAGTATCTTCGCGCTTCTCAACCTGCCGCATATATTCTTTATGCCGAATCTCGCATACACGGTAGGAGTCAGGACTCATCGACGCACGATCAATATCACCCATCGCCAGTTTGATCAGTTCGATACGAGTATCGCCATCTAATGACTCAACACTCGGTATTTCAAACAACGCTCTGTAACCCTCGTACATGGCGGCTGTAATCAACTCTCTGGTGAGATGACTCAACTTGGTACGCCCGGCCACAGCCCAGTCCTTGATCTGGTTGGAGTGCTTCTTCAAGTTTGCTGCGATGTATTTGATGTTGGTACTACGCAGCACAGCACTCGTCGTGTAATCGTTGTATGTCGGTGCGGAAGCAAAAGGCCGATTGACGTAATCAAACAGCCAGTATCTTGTAGACGACTTCGGATGCTTGGCCAGTCCGACGTATGCGACCGGCACACCATCCTTCGTCGTGAACACCATGTGTTTGTTTTCTCCATCATTGTTCACACTCCCGATCACCAACTCACCCTCGGTGATGTTGTAGAGTTGTGCGTACACGCTCCAGTAGTCAGAGCGCATGATGCCTGCTTCCTCATACGGCAGGAACTTATTGGCCAGAAAGAATTTTGATAAGTCCATGTCACACCTCCTCGTCATTAAGCCACAACGCTTCCCAATCAGCGCGGTCAATCTTCACCCAAACTGAGTCTTCAAACTCTTGGACAACTTCTGCGGTTTCAAGTATGTCCAAGGCCATCTCTACCTTTTCATAATCGTTCATGTCACACCTCACTTTCAAAGATAGTTGCTTCTAACACAGGTTGATCCGCTGCCTTAAGCAAACGGTTAGCGATCTGCCGAATCTCGTCGATGTTGTCGCCCACCATGCACACGGTTGAGTATCCTTCAGGTTTGTCGTTGTCGTCGTAGAACACCTCGGCAAAGGTGTAATACTCATCGCCCCACGCATCGATGTGGCGTAATACTCTGTGATTCCAAGTCATGTCACACCTCCTTATCCATTCGGATCGCAGTCCCTGATACCGGCTTGAAGTCACGCTTGCGAGTCA